TCAATAGTACCCCCACTCCCACAACTGCACGATCCGCTGCCCAGCCGGGCGCCGCAGGCGCAACACGCCCCGATCGAGCGACGTCGGCATGTAGAAGCGGACTGACATTCGACCTGAGGCGCCACATTGCCCGCAGGACGGCGGCGGTTGATAGACCTGCATTTCCGGCCCCCAGATCTCGATCACGTCAGACGCCAGAAAGGGCGTCTCCTGCTTGCAGGCGTTGCAGCGGTAGATGATCACCCGCCCCTCTTCGGCGGCGTGTTTGAGACGGTAGGCTTCGACGCGCCGTCGGCTGGGCGTCATGCTCATGTCTTGATCGGTCGATCCACCGCGAGCGCTTCGCGCACCACTGCCGGCGGCCAGCCGGTCAGCTTCACGATATCGGCCGCCTCTAGGCCGGAAGCGTGAAGCCGCCGGATTTGAACGGCACGCGGAACCTTGATTGCAATGCTCATGTCGTCACCTCGCTAATGGCAAGGTGATCACATCTACAATGAGAACAGAATGTGAACAAGCAGCGCGCAACGGCGCGGTGATTAGTGAGCGACGGGGGCTCTCTCTGGTGGCAGAGGTTGCCAAGCTTCCCGACGTTTGAGCGCCGGACCTGGAGTCTGCCAAGGCGCTCTGCGCCCACCGTCGTCAGCCGTATCCGCAGGGAAGCCCGAGACCGATGTAGGTCCGCCGAAACGGTTACTGCAGGCTATTCGCGGGCCGACCTGTTGACGCAGACCGGCGAACATTTCCGACCTAGCTCTAGCCCCTTCGCGAGCGCCTCATCGGTCCGTCAAAACCTTTGCCTCAAGTCCGGGGAATCCAAAAAAGCTTCCAAGGGAAACCTCTCTTTCTTCCCCATTTGGGAGGGGTCTTCACATAATGGTGACGTAAATGCTTGAGTTCAAGACCCAGAGCATTTGATCCTCATCTACTACGCTCGATGCAGATGATCGCTCGATAGCATTCTGACTTGATCCGATGCCCGCTGAAAACCAGCGTGGCCAAGACCGAGATCACGACGATCATCGTAACCCGCGTGACGGCGCCGGCCCTTCGGCGCGCCTCACCATTGATCACTCGAAACGCTTCCTGTCGTGTCGTCTGGTCAGACTTGCCCATCGCCCTGCCCTTCCTGCTTGAGCAGTTTCCGGCGCATCTGCCAAACGTCGATGAAAAAGCCGGAAACCAGAATGCCGCCAATGCCGACGATGAAGCCGCCGAGCCCCTGCGCGGCGTCGGGTTCGACGCCGGTAAAGCTGATGACTGGCTGCAGCACGGGCTGGAAGGCCGGGCCGATATAGGCGGCGCAGATGGCGCCGACGGCGATGCTGATCAGCCCGTCGATCGGCGGCTGTTTCAAGGTAAGCCAGCGCACCAGGCCGCCGAGCGCGCCGGCAATGGCCAGCTTCGCCATCGGCGAGAACAGCCAGCTGAAATTGAAGTCCATTAGTCCGCGCCCTCCAGTTCGGCTTTCACGTTGTCGTAGTGGGTGGCACAACGGCGAATGACGCCATTGGCCTGGTCGAGCTGGGCACGTTCACGGGCCAGCACCGCCACCGCATTGGCACCGAGCGGCGCCGGAGCATGGTCAATCTGTCGACGGCACTCGCCGGGCAGCACGGGCAGCATAATTCTCGCCCGCACTTTTCCGGTCTCAGTGGCCGCCTGGGTGATCCGGCTGGGGCTGCACCCCAATAAGGTCAAGGGCAGCAGCATCGAGAGCGCAAACACCCTCACCAGCCGCATCGAGGCGGTGTTCATAAGCGTCAATCTCCAGTTCGAGGGCATCCCGCAGCGCCTGGGCGTCGTCGGCCGCCGCCTGGCTTTCGTCGATGAAGCGCTGTGTCACGCGCTCCGAGATTTTGAACTGGCGCAGCTGCTCGGCCGCGACAGCATCGGCTGCAGCTTTCTCGGTGGCCGCCTCGCAAAGCCTGTCTCTCTGTTCGATGATGGCCGGGATCTGAATGTGATCCGCCACCAGCCCACGCCCGAACCAGCCCGCGCTGCCAGCGACCAAGGCGCTGCCTAGTGCAGCGACGATGAGGCCCACGCCTGTTGGGTTGAGCATCACGCCGCCGCCTTCACTTCAAACGTGCCCCGCAGCAGTTTGACCGTTGCGTCGTCGAACGCGCCGGACTGCGGCAGGCCGTTGAACTCCTGGTAGAGCCGCAGCGCCTCGGCCGTGCGGTTGCCGACAATGCCGTCGATCGGCCCGAACTGCAGGCCGGTCCGCGCCAGAAGCTTCTGCAGATAGACCAAGCGCGCATCCGGCCCCGCAACCTTGACCGTGCCGCCATCGTCCGCCGGCACGGCGATGATCTCGCCCCAGCTGCCCTTGATATCGGCGACGGGCAGGCCCTTGCTGGCCGCCCAGGGGATGACGTCAAAGCAGGGGCAGGCCTTTATCCACTCGCCCGGCTCGATCACGCCATTGCCATTGCGATCCGGCGACAGATCCCGGTGCCCGCAGATCTTGGCATCCGGATAGAGACCGACCAGGGCACCGAGCCGGGCTTCTAGTCCGGCCATCTGTTCGGGCGTGGCGTTGTGCTCCGGCTTGCCGCTGCGGTCGATGCCGCCGACCAGGGAAATCCCGAGGGCGACCGAGTTGAACCCGGCCACGTGAGCGCCGACGGCGTCGAGACCGCGACCCAGCTCGACCTTGCCATTGCGGCGCAGCAGCTCATTGTAGCCGATATCGCTCCAGCCCTGCGCCATGTGCATCTTGCGCACCTCGGCAACGCCGATATCGCGGTCGGGCGGAGTTGCCGTCACATGCACCACGATCAGCTTGGTGCTCTTTCGATTTGCCATTCTTGTCTCCATGAAAAAACCCCGCCGAGAGGGCGGGGTTGGTGTATAAATGCCGGCATGGTGAGAGTGCCGAACACGGTATCGCTGCGGTTTCTGGAGGCCGACCCGATCGACGGGGGCGGGGCCGAGGCCCTCCCCTATGCCGAGTTGTCACCCAGAGAGATCGACCGGCTCATCATCCGGTGCCGCCAGGCCATGCACAGCCATCACCGCGAAAGCCTGCATCGGGATCCGGCCCGCGCAGAAGAGGCCTTGGCGGCTCGCGAATCCGTCCAGCACGTGCTGGTGGATCTCTGGCAGGTCGCACCCGACAAGAAGCGCGCCAAGATCGAGGCGATCCTGCGAAAGTATTGACACGGCAGCCATGGATCGAGATTAGCGATGCAGATCATCGAAAGTGCGAGGACTTGGGCGCGGAACATTAAGCGTGACGTCGTGGCGCTATGGATCGCCGCACGGGATACCCGCGTACCTTTTCACGTGAAGCTTAGTGCCGCCGCCGTTGCCGCCTACGCCCTAAGCCCCATCGATTTGATCCCAGATTTTGTCCCCGTTCTTGGGTATCTCGATGACCTGTTGATCGTTCCCCTCGGCATTCTGCTGGTGGTCAAAATGATCCCGGCACCGTTGATGACTGAATTTCGAACGCGGGCAGCGGCGCTGGACAGACCCACCAGCTATGCAGGCCTGACCATGGTCATTCTGGCCTGGTTGGTGGCAGCCTCGGTCTTCATATGGCTCGCATGGCCGAGGTATTGATCAGCCCAATGTTTCGTGCGCCGGCAGGGAAAAGCCCGTCGAGGCCGGTGCACCAGCTTTCCGCCCATCCTTTCCGGCGCCGCCGCCCGGCTGTTTGAGATCAAGCGACGTCGTCGCGCCACCACTCCGGCTCGCACTGTGCTTGACCGTCTCGATCAGATAGAGCCCATCAATGCCGGGGCGTGCGCCCGACAGGCGGCATTGCCCCTCGACCACCGCACCGACCGCCAGGTCGAGCTGCACCGAGCCGGTGCCGCCCTCGCGATCGCCGTCGCGCTTGCGCGCATCGAGCACCGCTTCTGCCTCGCCTTCGTCGGCCGAGAGCGTTCGCACCAGGTGCAGCGCGTCGAGATCGGCATTGCCGAAGTCGAGATCGCTTTCCTTGAAGGATGCGCTCGGCCGGTCGAACCAGCGGGCGCGGCCCGACGAAAACTTGCGGCGCGGATCCTTGGGCGTGATCGACCAGCTGACCAGGTTCTGACCGAACACAGCGTCGGTAATCCCCAAACTGAGGCCGCCGGGCGCCTGGCCGCTGCCCCGCTTGGCAAAGATTGCCTGGTCGCCGCGGATCTTGAATGTGCCGCCAAACTTGCGGGCGAGCCGCTCGCCGATGGCAATGAAGCTTTCCCCATCGGCCGCCCAGTAATCCTGCTGCAGCGCGCCAAGATCCGGATCGACGGTAATGCCGATGCCGGCGCCCTCGGCCAGCCTTTCGAGATAGCCGGCCAGGTCGGTGTCGTCCATGTGGAAGGCCTGCGGTTCCTTGGCCTTGCCGCCGGTGTCGAAGCCTTTGGCCTTGACCTTGAGCAGGCGGCCGCCGCTGCGCGAACCGCTGCTTTCGACCTTTTCGACAAAGCCACGGAACACGCGCGCGCCGTCAAGGATGACGACGACCGGCATGCGCTTGGCGGGCATGCGCACCTTGCCGTCGCTGTCGTCGATCGTCAGGTCGCAGCTGTCTGACGCCTCGCCCGCCTTGTCGGTGACCGAAATGTCGATCAGCGTCGGCGCCCAGGCCGAGGTCAGATCCTGCCCGTCGAGCAGGATCCGCCAGTCCACTTTCCATTTAGGTGGCGACAGCACTTAGCCCTCCCCGAAGAGATCGATGACCTTGGTGGTTTGCGCCGGCGCGGTCGCCGGCAGCTCGGGCAATGTCACCGCAGTGCCGATCGGCAGCTCGGCGCCGAGATCCGCCACGCCGGGATTGATCTCCAGCGTCTGTTCGAGCAGCGCCGCGCCAGCCACGCCATGCTGCCGCCAGAGCAGCAGATCCAGCGTGGTGCGTGGCCGTTGTACGGTGATCGCGATCATTCAGAGTGCCTCGAACAGATTGAGCAGCATGCCGATCAGGCCACCGGCCTGGCTGCTGCCGACGGCCCCATCGGTGCTGACCTTGGTAAGCGTGAGCGTGTAGCGCACTACGAAGCCGACGCCGAACCGGGTCAGATCGGAATGCTGTTCGCCCACCTTTTCGATCACGTACCAGCCCAGCATCCGGCCATCGCCGCGCATCAGCGGCACCTTGGTGCCCGAGGTGGAAAGGCTGTAGGCCAGCTCCAGCTCGGTCAGGCCGCCGAGCCTGGTCGGCAGCAACTGGCCGGAAATGGTGATCGACTCGTCGGCTTCGCCCATGAATTCGCGTGGCTGCAGACCGCCCATCACCGGCTTGACGGCCAGATCCGCCCCGGCATTGCGACTGAAACTCTCGGCCGCAAACGGGATCGTGTCGAGCGTCAACGGCCCGATTTGAAAGAGCATGGCTTACCCCGCATATTCGATATCGGCATAGATGCCGCTCAAGGCGTCCCGGAGATCGGCTGCCAGCCGTTCCTTGATCATCTGATAGGCTTGCTCCGGGTCCGAAACCCCGGAAATGCTGACGCCACCGAGCTGCAGCGTGAGACCAGCGAGCTGCCGTCCACCCAGCATGCCCGCCGTTTCCTTGGCGGTGTGAACCCAGCCACTGCCGCCCGGTGTGATCAGCTCCGGACCTTCCTCGCCAACGAGATAGGTCTTGCCGCCGACGATCGAGCCACCGGCCGCCTTTGCGTCGTTCCACCCCGGCACCGGCAAAGCATTGGGGTCTGGATCAGCATTGGGATTGGGCTGCGATCCACCCCCAAACATGCCGCTGACAGCAGCTCCGATATCGGGCACCTGAATAACTTTGCTGAGATCAATGCTGCCGATCGCGGCAAGGATCTTGCTGGGCCATTCTGCAAACCAGTCGAGCAGCTCTTGAAACTTGGCGATCATCCCATCCAGAATGTCCTGAATGATCTGACCTCCCAGCTCCACCATCCCGGTAACGCTTGCCGAAATTTCTCCCGGCAGCGCCTTAAACCAGTCGATGATTTCCTTGCCCTTTGTGGTCACCCCAATGACAGCGTCACCGACGGCTGTGCCTGCTGCTTCGCCCCAAGCACGCCAATCTTCCGCACTGGCGTCGACTGGCCCAAGAAGGCCGGTCACCCAGTCGAGAATGCGCCGCCCAGCATTGGCAATTGGGCGGATGATCGGCATCAATGGGGATAGAGCCGCCGATACTCCACGCCCGAAGCCTTGGAAAAACTCAACGAGTCCGTCCCAGTTGTTATAGATCCACGTGCCTGCCGCCGCGATGCCCGCCAGCACCAGGCCGATGCCCGACATCATGAGCGCCATGCGCAAAGCCATGACCGCGTTCTTGACCAGGTTGAGCGGATTGATCAGGGCAAGGAAGCCCGCTGCCCCTCGCCCCAAGATTAGAGCGGCGTCGAGAATGCCGCCCTTCATGAAGAGGAAAGCCCAACGGGTCGCGATCGCGGCCACGCGCAGCGCCACCAACCCACCGACCAGGGCGACAATGGCCTGCACGATCTGCGGATTGGCCGCCGCCCAGTCGGCCATGGCGATCAGCACCGGCCCGACGGCCGCAGCCACTCCATTGATGGCCGGCAGAAGGGCATTGCCGATGGCGAGTGCAACCCCGTCAACCTGATTTTTGAGCCGCTGCAGGTTGAACTCTGTGGTCTGGGCGCGCTTGGCGAACTCGGCCGAGACGCTGCCGGCATATTCGGTTTCGTCGGCCACATGGCCCAGCGTCCGCTCAAGGGCATCGAGATTGCTCAGAAGCGGCGCCAATGCGCGGGCTTCGTCGCCAAATAGATCGCTCATTGTCGCGGCCCGCATTTCTGCAGGCAGCTGCCCCAAGCGGTTGATCACCTCCATCGTCGTACCGACCGCATCCTCCTGCATGCCAGCTGCCACTTTGGCGGCATCAAGGCCGAGACTACGGAAGGCACGACGCTGCGCAGCAGTGGCGCTTGTTCCCTTGGTGAGTGCCCGGCCCATATTGCGGAAGGAGGTCGAGGCCACCTCAACTTCGGCGCCAGCGCTGATAAGTGCGGCACCGAACGCCAGGGTTTCTTCTTTGGAATAGCCGTAGAATTCACCCTGTGCGGCGACGTTGCGCGTGAACTGAGTTAGGTCCGGCGCTGTCGAAGCGGTGCGATCGGACAGATGGTTGATCGCGTCGGCATAAAGCATGGTCTCTTCAGTAGTCAGGCGCAGCGCCTCTCTGATCTTGGCCAGATCCTCGCCTGCCTGTCCGCCCGAGACACCCCAGGCGAGCGCCGCCTTGGCGGTCATGCGGGTGAACTCCAGCAGCTCACTGTCAGCGATACCGGCCGAGGCCGCGTTCTCTGCCAGTGCGGCCAGCTCGGTCACAGCCATGGGGATTTCCGAGGTCGAGAGCCGCCGAAGATCCTCGCCGAACTGGGCCAGGCCGCTGTCGCTGAAATCGGAAACCTTGGCGACGTCGGCCATGGCGCTTTCAAAGGCCACGGCCTTGCCGATCGGATCGGCCAGAGCACGGCCGAGGGCATAGGCTGCCGCCGCCGCATCGACCATTTGCCCGCGCATCTCATTCATCTGCATGGCATTCGCGCGGGATTGCGCCTGCAGGTTTTTGACCACCTGCGCCACGCCGCGCGCCGGCGCCGAGATCTGGTCGATCAATGCCACGATAAGCTTGGAAGTGATGACGGCCATCAGATGGACTCCGTTAGCTTTCGTCCCCTATGCAGTGAGCAGGAGAGGGAGAAATGCTATGAAAAGGTTGGCTATAGTGATGGCGCTACTCGCACCGATTAGTGCCATGGCGCAGGAAAAGTCCGCGCAGGACCGCCTCTTTGATGCTCTTGGGTTGGAATGGTTCATCGCGAACTGTGACCAGGCAGGAAACATCCCGGCCATGAGCCTGATGGTGGCCGCCATGACAATAAATGGCAGCACCGTGCATGACGTTGACGCAACACGTCAGGCAGTGCGCGAGCGCATCGCGGCACAATGGCCCGATCCACAGGACGCCTGCATAGCATTTGCCGAAGTCCAGACCCCGGAGAAGCCTGCGCCTTAAACAGCGCAGGCTCCCCTTAACGCTTCGGCCGCTCGCGCTTGAGCTGGCGGCCGAGGCTTTTCGAGTAGCTGATCAGCTTGTCGATCTCCCAGTCCTCGACACTATCGATCGAGGTGTGGGTGTGCCGGGCGACCGAGAGAATTACGTCTCGCCAGGCGACTGGTCGGCTTCCGCTCCCAGCTTCTCCAGCAGAGCCGCCCCACGCTTTCCCATGAGGGGCGCCACCTTCACGCCCAGCTCGGTCAGATCTTCCATGTCCAGCTCAAGGATGACCTCGACGGGGACGCCGGCGAGCGCGGCAAACATGAGATACCCGGCCATGACCTTGTTGGTCTCGTCTTCGGCGACCAGGGCGTCACGGGCCTTCATGCGGCGCAGCGTGAAGCTGGTATAGGTTTTGCCCTCGACGGTGACGGGGTGGAGTAGGGTAAGCGTCGGTGCTTCCGTCATCTGCTAAGCCCCCAGCGCCCTGCGCTCTTCCTCGAACATGTCCACGCCATTGACGCGCAGCACCCGCTCGAAGAAGTCGACATAGAACAGCTCCTGGCCGCCCAGCGTCAGCTCGTAATGGGTCACCTCGGAGAAGGTGTGGTTGCAGCCTTGGAACTCGGCCGGGTCACTTTCGTCCGGTTCCCAGACCGAGATGGCGCCCTCGATGACGGCGCGGGCGCCGACGGTCGAGCCGCCACCGGGCCGCTTTTCGCGGTAGGCGGCCGCGAACACCCAGCGGTCGCGGACGCCAAGGCCTCGGAACACGTCGAGGTCGAGGCCCTTCACCTCGAACTTGGGCTCAATCACTTCGAGCCGGGGCTGGGTAAACTTGACGGCCATGACACCGCCACCAGGCGAGTGTTCGGCACCTGCAAAGGTCAGGCCCGGCAAGGCCAGTTTGGAGATCACGGTGGCACGCGAGGTGCCGGCTTCCTCGGCCCGGCGCACATCGACGGCAGTCAGCTGATAGAGCGGCTGCATTTCAAATCCTCATTGATGGATGGATGCGAGCCAGCCAGCGGATCCGCTGGCTGGCATGGTGCGGCGGGCGCCTTAGGCGGCGACCGAATTGAGGCGGGCGATGATCTCACCGACCAGGGCGTCGAGCGCCGGGCGGTAGCGCGCCACTTCGTGGTTGGCGAGCTTGAAGGCTGGCACCGGCTCGATCCCCAGATTGACGGTCAGGTGACCGAGGCGGATGGCTTCCGGGCTGTTCTTGTCGGCGCGGAACTGCACGTCATAGCCGATGATATCCTGGTCGACCTTGTGGTCGCGCAGCATGAACTTGATCGAGTTTATCCACGCCTCGACACCGTCGGCCGAGATCTTCTTGCCCAGATACTGGCGCGTGATCTCCATGATCTTGACCGTCAGATAGTCGGCCCCGCGCACCTGGTGGATCTGTTTCCACAGCTCGCCCGTCGTGGTGTTGTCGGTGCCCACGAACACGAAACCGCCATCAGCGACCGCGCCGTCGACGCCGGTTTCGCCCTGCACCACGATCGAGACTTCGCTTTCCAGCATCTGCTGGCCTTCGGTCGAACCGTCGAGCAGCGAGAACGGGATCTTGCGCGAGACGCCCGACAGGCCCAGCACCGGCCGGTTGGCAAACGGGTTGAACGGCTTGCCCTCGAAGAGATTGTCGACGCGGATCATGAGACCAATGACACGCGGTCCCATGTCGCGGGTGACCAGGGTAACACCCTCATAGACGCGGGCGGCAACGCCGATCGGCAGGATGCGCTCGGAATTGAACGCCTCGCGCTGCGTGATCGCCTTGGCCTTGTCGGTTGGGTCGACGTCGACCACGGCCACGGCCAGCAGCTTTTCGCAGGCCACCGGCAGCGCTGCCCAGATCGGGTTGGGCGTTTCGGCATCGGCCTGCCAGCTGGTGCGCCCGACCCAGATAAGGCGCGGCGTGGCGCCGGTGGCCGAGGCGATCTCGGCGATCGAGGTCGGCGCCAGGGCGGCGACAATATTGGCGACGGTCAGGGCCACCGTGGCCTCTTCCTTGACGCGGATCACCGTCACGTCGGCGCCGCCATTGATGCCCGAGAGCTGGGCATGGATGGCTTTCACAGCGTCGGCGAGCAGACCGGTGCCGAGGTCGGCGATCTTGGCGGCATCGCTGGTCGAGATCCGCACCGGGGTATCGAGCGGATAGGTGAGGGCGACGGCATCTTCCGAGGTCTCGATCACCAGGGCTTTCGAGAAATCGGCCCCCAGTGCTGGCAACGCCTCTGTTTCAGGGCGCGAGAATTGCATGCCGAAAACCGGTGCGGTCATCGGGTGGTCTCCTTTGGTGTGGTTTGAGGGTCAGCGCCGCGCGCTGTCGAAAATGACGACGGCCAGGAACATGGCCACCGCCTTCCAGCGCTCGACGCCGAGGATCATCAGGGCGTCGAGAAAGGTCGTGTGCGCTGTGAGCGGGTCGAAGCCCGCCCAGGAGCGCAGATAGTCGTGCAGCACGGCCGCAGCCGCATATTGCGGATCGAACGGGGCGAAGAGCCACCAGAGCCAGCGGGGCACCGAGGCGAGGTCGGTGACATAACCGGCCGGCACGGTGACGCGCAGGCCGGAGCCCTTGACGCCGAGGTCAAAAGAAAAGGGGCGCTCCGTTCGGTAGCGCCCCTTTTCGTCCGGTGTGATCACCAGCGGATCGGTGAAACTGCTCACAGCGTTAGCCCCCACAGCCAGAGATCGTTCAGCTCGGTCTCGGTCATGCCGAGATGGATCCGCGCCGCCTCGATCAGCGGATGGTCGCGCCGGAATTCGAGACTGAATTCCAGCATAGCCGAAGCAATGCCTTTCTGCACCGGATCGGCAATCGTATCGACCCAGGCATGCAGGTCGATTTCATGACCTGTGGCGCGGACGGCCCCCCAGAACTGGTAGGGTTTGAGGGGCAGGAAGGGGTTCGGCTCTAGCGGTTCATAGGCCGGGATCGTATTTCCCTGCGCCTCCCATTCCGTAATCATCTGGCGGTGGCGGTTGGCGGGATCGTCGGGCACCGTCATAAGAACGCCGTCAATGGTGGCGGAGATGGAGCCTTTTTCGGTGTAGCCGTGGATGTCCATGTTCAAATCTCCGCGTCCGCAACCCAGTCATCCACGAAGGCTCCCCGTGGGTCATTGCCGTTAGCCTGCTTGCTGTGAACGAAGCTCGTTGTTGTCACGTCGCCGGCGTTGCCGGCAGAGCCGGGAAAGTAGGCAGAGACATAGAGCGACAATGAAATCGTTGGCGTTGTTCGCTTTGTGACCTTGAACATGGGCACGGCGGCAAATGTGTACCCGTTCGTGACATAGCCATACCAACCGCTGCGCCCAACTTCATAGTACCGCTGGCACAACGCCAACTCCTGTTGCGGGTGGCGTGAGGAAAACGCGGTCGGCGAGGATGCCCGCTCCAACTGAGGTTTTTTGACTGTACCACCAGTAAATCGAACTGTTGCGTTCGCGCCGCCCGCTAACGAAAATACCTCCCCGCTGGCCCTTGCCAAACCGTTGACCGTGGCTGTCGCCGTGCCTTCCCATGTAAGCACATGGTCGCCTGGCAGGATTGCGGACGACTCGACCACTTGTTCTACGCCGCCAGCGGGCGCCGTCATGGTTCGCACCCCCTCACTTTCTGACCACGAGAGATTTTGCCCGCTGGTGACTACCCGCCAGCGGTCTAGCGTGTACCGGTTCGCCCCAGCGGTTGCCGCTCCGCTCACATAACCACGCTGATTTATGGTGCCCAGAGGATTAATGAGTAGGTTTCTGAACCCACCAAGCAAGTTGGCGCCAATGCTTGTCCGGAGGTCAACCGCGTCGGCCGCCGTCAGTAGCGCCCGCCCGAAGGTTGTCGTGGTGAGTGCTGCAATCGCCGTCAGATCGGAATCCAGCGGCTGCTTGCCGGCCAATGCCGTCGTGATCGTCGATGCGAAATTCGGGTCATTGCCCAGCGCTGTTGCCAGCTCATTGAGCGTATCGAGTGCGCCGGGCGCGGCCGCGACCAGGGCGTTAATCGCGGCCGTGATATCGGCCGGGGTGGCCTTGCCATTGAGGGCTGTTTCCAGACCCGCAATATTGTTGATCTGCAGGGCGACCGGGATCCACTTGCTGGCCTGCCGCAACAGCGCCATGCCATTGGCAACGCCGGCGACGTCGACGTCGGTCAGATTGGCGAGGGCATCGTGATAGCCCACGTCGATTTTGTTGCCGAGTGCGGCGACCAGGCCAGTGATCTCGGCCATGGTATGACCATGACCGAGATCTGATTTGCCGGCCAGGGCGGTCAGCAAACCCGCCACGTCGGTGTCGATCGCGCCGAGTGCCGCGATCAGCCGCAGCACGTCGTCTTTGAGCTTGCTACCGGGCGCGGGCAGCTGATAGCCGCGATTGGGCGTCGTCGCCATTCGCTCGAACTCCTAGATCTAGACGGAATAGCCGCGCAAAGCGGCAATGGAGGTGCGGCTGTCAGGCCCACCGGTCATCGTGACGCGCAAGCGCCCTTCGGCCGCCGAGTAGCTCGCCAGCTCGTATTTGGGTTCGACCCAGCCCTCACCCAGCGTGTAGGTGCTGTCGAGATCCAGATCGACCCAGTTGTCGTCGCCGGCATCCACCTCGACCGCGACCGTACCGCCCGAGCCGAGAAAGGCCGCGAACAGCGCCGACACTGTCTTGCTGACGCCGATTTCAAAAGCGCGCGTGATATAGGTTCCGGTGGCCCGGATCCGGCCGCCTGCGATCATCGTGCCCGGATAGAGCACAGGCGAGATCGTCTCGGTCCCCGCCAGCACCGCGCGCAGCGTCACGGTCTCCGACACATAGCCGGAGAATTCGTGGTTCTGCCCCGCTGCCAGCGGAATGACCGAGCTGTCCGCACGCACCAACTCATAGCGGAAGCCCGCCTCTTGCGCCGGGATCTCGATCGAGCCGCGCACCAGAAAGTCGCTGATCGTGTCGATGTCACCGGTCCAGAGGTTCTGCACCAGGCTGGTGGCCGTGAACTTGGCGCCGACGATCTCGAAGGCGATATCTTCGTCCGGATGCACCTGCCAGCTCACCCGGTTGGATGAACTGAACATGTCCCCGATCGTGTAGGGCTGCGACGACACCCGCTCCTGATTGGCCCCGGATCCGAACACGTCGCCGAGGCGAGAGGTCGAAACCGCGTGCTCGCCATCCGAGGTGAGGATGACGAAGCAATAGAGCCGCATCGGGTCGAGATAGACCGGGGCCGCAAAGCGCGCCTCGATCTTGTCACCTGGCTCGACCGTCGCCATGGACACAAAGGCCTCGGCCAACACCTCGGTGGTCGGAAAGCCATTGGCCACTGTCGCCAGCTGCACGCGCACCGCATTGAGCGGCGAGCCGACAGCCTCGATCCAGAAGTTGATCCCGACGATGAACCGGGGCGTTGGCACCCGGAAGCTCTGAGCCAGCGGGTCATTGCCGCCCCCGGTATTGGGATTGGCGACCTGGTTGATCACCTGGGTGACATTGTTAACGATCGTGTTGTTGACGATCACCACGGGCGGCGGGGCCGCGCGCGTCACCAGGGTCACCCGGCGCATGATCGAGACGTCGATCTGGCCTTCACCGACAAAGATCGCCTCGGCGAAACTGTCGGCCGCGCCAGTGGCCCGCACCAACCTTCGCCCGACCGGCACATTGGCCGGAATGGTGAAGGTCAGAGCAATCTCGCCATTGGCGTCGGCCGTCTGGGTGCCGGCCGGTTTGACGTCGCGGCCGTCGAAGGTCAGCGTGGCCAGCTCTTCGTCAACCCCGAAACCTTCGAGCGTTACCGCCACCTCGATCTGCGCCAGCACCCGGGCGGCTTCCTGCCTGGTCGCCGCCACTTCGTCGAACACGGTCTGGCCGGGTGGCACGTTCGGCGCCGCCGTGAACTCCTGTGTCACAGGCGACGTCCATTCGACCGCCCGTTCCGTCCAGAAGTAGGCGGCCGGCTGGATCTTCATCCCCGCAGGCATGGGGATGAAATTGTCGTAGGGGTTGATCAGCGACAGATTGGTGCGCTGCGGCTGCGAAACGACAATCTCTTCGACATAGGGCAGCGTGATCACGTCCCCCAGAACGATATCGAGCAGCACATTGTCGATCGCCAGCTGCAGCACGCCACGGTTGACGGCCGCCGATTGGGCCGCGCCAGGATCGCGATAGAAGTCATCGACAAAAGTGTCGGTGAAGATCCCGCGCTTCGAGACCGGTGTGCCGGACAGACGCACCTCATTCGACGACATGGCCCAACGATCGAGCTGCTCGGCCACCTTAATCAGCAGCGCATAATAGCGCCGGTGATCGTCCTGGGTGACATTGCGCGTGCCGTTGTTGACGATGACCGGGGCCCCCAGCCAGCTGTTGTGCACTTCCGCCAGCTTGAGCAGGTTGCCCGGCACGGTCGGCGGCAAGGCACCCCGACGGGCCGAAACACCCTTCACGCAAGCCGGACGGCCGGCAATGTCGAGGCAGATGAGATCGATGCGGGGCAGCTTGGAGCTGTAGCCCAGGATGATCGGCTTGCCATTGACCCCACCCTGCACGGTCACTTCGGTGGCCGTGTGCGTGGCGGTGTCCAGTACCGAGACGTTGTAGAGATACGTCACGGTATAGGTCGAGGCGCCAACCGGCTCGGCGCCAGCCGGACCCCAGCTGATGCCGTTGCCAGCAAGGGCATAGGTCGACGGATCGAAGGTCGTGCCACCCTGCACGACGCTTTCGATCTCGAAAGCACCGGCCATGAGCAGCGCGTCGATGCCACCGGGCGAGCCGCCGCGCACCACGGTTTCGACGGCGCGCTTGACTACAACGGCAAAGTTGAGCGCCGCGATCGGGCCGCGATTGACCGCCACCGTGGTCGAGGTGCCGGTGGCGCCGGTAAAGGTGTGGGTTTCGCCCGAGATCAGTTCGAGCGACGGATCCTCGGTCACCTGCATGGTGAAGGCGGTTTCGCGTATCCGCTTGTAGCCCAGAATATTGGCCGTGCCGGCGTTGATCGAAAACACCTGGTCGACGCCATTGAGGCCGAGGGCGGTGACTTCGCAGCCATCGACGATGTAGTGCCCGTTGAGGTCGAAATCATAGGGCGCGATCTGGGCCATGATTCCCGAGAGAGCGGGCGGCGCCACCTGGGTGATAACCGTGCCGTCGAGCAGCCGATAGACCGAATAAAGATCGCCCTCTTGGCCGTCGCCGGAAAAGCCCCAGCTCAAAGCGATCTGCTGCCGGGCCGCACCCGGTTCGCCCTCGGCGGCCGAGCCGGGGTGGAGCCCAGTGAGGGTCGGATCCTCGACTTCGGTGACGACAGTGCGGATCACCCGGACGCCGATCGTCACCTCGCCAATCATCGGCACGTCGGCGAGATAGGCTTCCTCGATCGGATAGATATCGCCCTCGATATAGATCCGGCCGGGGAACACATGCACGACGCCATTGTCGAAGTCGATATTGACGTCGGCACCCTCGATCCGGTCGCCATCCTTGATGACGCGATCGGAGATCCGCTGGCCACGCGAGCGCAGAATGGTCTGAACTTCATTCAGCTCGGCGCCTTGGGTGTAATACTGCTCGCCCTCGCGAAAGATCACCCCGGACGTGTTTGGCCGGCTCGGCCCACGGTCATAAGCCGCAGGCACGCCGGGAACTTCAAAAGCCATGTCGTATGTCCCTAGAACCGCAAAAGCACTTTGACGCGCTCGCGAATGGTTTCGCCAAAGGCGATATCGATCGGCGAGACGGCAACCGGTTCGGTGCCGCCAGAGATTTCACCGGGCAGCAGCCACAAAAGGCCAGGCGCGGCGGGGTCGCTGGGCACGGCGTCGAACACCAGGCCAAACGAACGGGCGACACTGCCGTCGCCATCCCCGAAGCCGGTCTGGCACTCGGCATAGATCCGCACGTCGGCGTTCGGCACTGGCGCATAATCCGCACCGCCCACCCGATAGGGGCCGCCCGTCGCTGGCGCGACCACCCAGCTGGCACGGGCGCGGCGGTAACCGATCACCTGGTCACCTTCGTCGAAGAAGGCGAACCAGACGGGCCGGTCGATGGCCCCCGATGCCATGGCTTCCGATCGGGCGCGCACGGCGCTCGATTCCCAGCTGGCCTCGGTGCTGTCCCAACTGAAGTCGCCCCAGCCGAGATCCTCATCGGCAACCGGCTCCAGCCACACGCCCAGCTCGACCAGGTCGGCCTCTGCCAGGGTATGGTCGAATTCATAGCTGCGCCCGAATGACCAGAGCGGCCCGCCTTCCTCGATCCGGCGTCCGGAGAACTCCCCGAAATGCGTCTCGCTCCATGACCCCTGCGACAGGGTCAGGGGCTGGATATCGAGGCCATGAAACCCGCGCCAGAACACCGACCGGCGCGGCACCGAAAGGCGAGCCACGCCCGCAATACGCGCCAGATCGGAGCGGACATCGCGAACCCGGTCCATATGCAACTGGAACAGGTTCCAATATCGGCGAAGCGAACTCGCCTCGACGACTTCGCCTTCATATCCCAGCCAGGCCAGGGACAGGTCGATGGCCATCGGCGTGCCCCGTACGCGCTGCCAATCGATGCCCTCGGCGATCAGTTCATAGAGGTTGGGCACATAGGGCGTCAGCTCGCCCAGCCCGTACTCATAGATGAGGAAGGGCAGGAACGATGGCGGCGGCGCCAGGAGCTTGGTGCCGCGAATGGCAATAATGGCCGGCGACACCGATTGGTTGGTGTCGAGCGCCTCGGCCAGGGCGCGTTCCCAATCCGTGGCATTGCCCGGCAGCAAATCGCTCAGCATCAGAATGCTCTGCCAATCGTGTTGAGGGTTACCGCCCCAAGCGCGGCCGCCTGGTTGAATGGCACGACGACGTCAGCGGCCGGCGCGATAATCTCCACGCGCTGCACCCCGTCGATCATCAGGTTTGCGATCAGCCAGGATCTTGTGACATCACGGCCGAGCCCCATCTGGCCAGCCCAGGCTGCGCTCAGTTTTGCCGTCATCTGGTCGACGATCGCCGCAGACGTTTCCGGCAGCAGCCAGACATTGGCCGTCACCGGCATGGCAACGCGCGAGGCGGCCGCGACGACGATCCGATCATTGACCATGCGGACGGCCGGAGCCTGCAGGGCGGCATCTACCTTTGCCAGCAGCGCCGCGTCAGCCGCGCCGGCATTGTCGGTCGAGAACACCGCCACATGCACTGTCGGATCCCGGTCGACGGTATAGACCGCCGCATCGGCAACCCGCGCGTCGGCGCCGAGCGCCACCGAGCGATAGCGCGGCTCGGTGCCGCCCGTCGATCGACCGCGGATCGCCAGCACCACGCGCACGCGCAAAGCGGCATCAGTTTCGCCGGTCAGGCGCGCCACGTCATAGAACTGCGCCAGGTGGTCGAGATCGCTGCCATTGGCGAAGGCCAGCAGGTTTGCCCGAATAGCTTCATTGATCCGCTGGCGCAGCAGGAGGTCGCTATAGCTGGCCGTCTGCAGCAGGATCTGCGCCGGATCGGTTTCGAGATCCTCGACGTCATAGTCGATGCCCGCCGCAGCAAAGATCGCCGCCAGTTGCGCACGGAAGGCGGCATAGCGATCTTCATAGCTGATCTGCTCGATGATGACCGGCAGCGGCAGGTTCGCAAGTTCGGCGGGCAGTTCGGCCATCGAGGCACCCCTAATTGATCGTGACGCGCTCCCCCAGGCGAATGGTGAAGCTGCGCGTGCTTGCTACGGAAAGGTCGCCGGCAAGCGCGCGAGGGCGCCAGTCGACCAGAACTTGAATGCCCGCATTGCCCAGCCGCAGCTCGACTGGCGTGGCCGAAATCAGGACAGCGCGCACGCGAAAGCGTGGCTCCCAAAGATCGATGCCGACGGCGATCAGCGTTTTCCACGCTGCGAACAGGGCCGGTGTCGTGGCCCGGCCGAGCAGCTCGGCGAGACCGGCACCGAAGTGGCGCCGCATGACGCGCTCGCCGATCCGCGTGGTGAAGATCACCTCGACCGATTGCAGGGCCGAGCTGTAGCCATCGACCATTTTGCCGGTATGCCGGTCGACGCCGCTCATTTGGCGGCCTTGGTTCGGGGCGACTTGCGGGCTGGCGCCGGTGTCAGGCGGCCGTGGCCGAGATCATAGAGAGCCTCGGCCTCGGTGAGCGAAACACGCCGATTAATGGGCACCGGGGCACAATTGATCTGGGTGACGCCAGGCGCCACCACATAGAGCTTTTTCATGTCTTGCTCTCCTAGACTGCAAAAACCACGTCGGATCCTTCGACGATCGGCCAGAGGCCCGCCGATGAACCGGAACCGACATTCACTTTGTCGCCGATCCGGGCGACCTTCTTGCCGCCTTCGCCACCAAGCTCGATCTTGGGGGCGTTCACCAGGACATTGGTCGCGGCATCGATCGTCACGTCGCCACCCTTGCCGATGGTGATCGTCACCCCGCCGAACTGCAGCTTGTTTTCGTCAAGGCTCTGGCTGGGCGGCGGGTTGGCATCCGAGAAACCGCCGCGCAGCAGAACGCCGCGACGGGGATCGCCCCCCGGATTGATGAGCCCGACAATCTGCCCCTCGCTCAATGGCGCCCAGGTCGACGTCGCGCCGCCCGATTCCGGATGCGGATAGAAGGGCGAGAGATAAGGCCGCCCATCTGGCCCGTCACCGAGCTTGATGCGAAAGCCTTTCTCCGGATCCACGACGGCCACCGGCCCAACCCGGAGCGCCCTGCCGAAGAGGCTCTTGAGCTGCTCGATATCGGCCCGTTGCGCGATGATTTCCGAGATCATGATGGCTCAACCTCGACGGTGACGGTTTCGATCGTCGGCACTTCGCCGCTCTCGCCTGTCGCCAGGGGGCGACCGCCGAGCGCCACCGACTGGCCGTCGGTCAGGCCAAGCTCGCGCTGCACCAGCTGCCAGTCGACGGCAGTGCCCGCCAGTGCGGCCTCGAAGGCCAGCTTGATCTTGGCCAGCCGCGCATCGGCGCTATCAGCCAGGGCCGTCAGAAACCGTGCATAGATGCTGCCGGTCAAATCCGCGCCACGAACCGGATCCGCGAGCAGGCCGGCCGTGATCCGGACTTCCTGTGCCGCCACGCGCGTGCCGTTCTGTTTCTGGCCGATGCGCGAGCGCTCGATGCCGGAGACGTCGCCCATCAGCTCGCGTGCTAGGTCGGCCCAGAGACTGTCTGGCGCGACCAGGGCATCGGCAACCTGCCGCATCATCAGATCGAGCGACAGTTCCATATTGGCGTCTGTGTCCGGCAGTCCAACGCCGATGATTGAGGTCACCCCGGTTTCAGGATCCTGTTCGAGCATGGCCGCCGAGATGCCAGCCTCGATCACCAGCTCCACGGTTGGATCATCACCGAACAGCGAGAGAAAGCCATTGCCCGCACCAACGCGCCCGCCATCGGTATAGACCGAAATAAAAGGCCGATCCTGATCAGTGCGCAGGGTGCCATCGACGTCGAGGTCGAGGGCCGTGAACTGGCTGTCCAGCACATTGTCACCGGCGAGGGTGGCGCCGCGCAGGGCTTCCTGCACGGCAACGCGCAGGGCGATGCGTGTCAGCATGTTGGCCTCGCTTCAAGCGTTGAACTAGGGCGCGGGCCTCGCTTTCGTCGAGAGCGAGATCTGCGCCACGATCTGACCGGCGCCATTGACGTCGACCGCAAGGATTTCGAACCACGGCTGGCCGTCACGGGCATTGGCGCGAACCTTGTCGCCCTGCCGCAGCTCGCCGACGAAAACCGCCTTCTGAATGATCAGCAGGCCGGTGCCACCCACCAGATGCGTGGTGAAAGACGAATTGCTGCGCGAGGGCACCACGTCGCTTTCACCGGGCAGGTGAAGCTGCGCCCGCAGGTCGACCATGGGCCGGTCGGGATCCTCAACGCCACCCTTGAGAAAGGAGAGGCGAACCGGCTCCCCGAACAGTCGGTCGGCCGTCCGGGTCGCCATCGCTGTCAGGTTCTGCCAGTTCGCCATGGCGGTTAGTTCGAAAGGCGGACGGTGCCGACCGTGTCGCCGCTTGCGGCCGCAAGAGTGGCATGGCCGAGAGCCTTGTTTGCGCCGGAGCCATCGGCCGTGGTGCAAACAGAATTGCCGGCATCCCAATAGAGCTTGACGCCAATGGTCCAGGCTTGACCAGTCGCCTTAGGCAGCTGGTATTCACCGACCAGGTGGAGAACCACCGGCTCATTGGTGGCGGCGCTGTGTCCCGCCACGCCACCAAGATCGCCGGCGAAGTAGACGTTGCCGGACACCTTGGCGCCGGCCGAAGTGAGGGTGATCGTGGCACCGCTCGACAGAAGGTTTTTCATTTCGATCCCCTTGGATCTGTTGGGTGTGGGAGAGTGCACCCTGCCGGTGCTTCACCCGGCAGGGCGCCAAGTCAGGCAAAAGATCAGACTGAGCCGAGAGGCTTAGTTGCCGGGGTTCTTCCAGGCGAAGCGGAAGTCCTGGGCGCCACAGCCGAAGTCGTGCTCGACCGACATGCCGAAGCCCTGGGTGCCGAACGGCTCTTCCATGCGCACGCGCGGGGCCTCGTAGCCTTCGAGATAGCCCCAGCGCCAATTGCTGCCCATTTCCGGTGCACCGATCAGGTGCCAGGCATTACCAGTGATCTGACTGGTCTCGATTGGCGTCAGCTTTCCTGAGAACGGATTGACAGCGCTCGCCGTTGCCGGCGTGATCGTGGCCAGCAGCTTTTCCGCCTCGGTCGACTTGTCGGGACCAGTCAGCAGGAAGCGCGGCTTGTTGGCGAGCAGCGGGTTGCCATCCTTGGACTTCTGCTTGCCCATAGCTGCGCGCCCGAGGCCAATATTGTCGACGTCGATCGCCGTGCCGGCAGCTGCCAGGTTGGTGTGGTCAGCATGGAACACGACCTTGCCGTCCGCCAGTTTCCCGTTGAAGGCCAACGCGTAGAAGGTGATCTCTTCGAACAGGGCCACCGTGGCGCCATAGCTCGACAGCAGATCCGCGATCGCTCCCAGGTCATCATTGATCAGCATCTGCCGGGAAATGGCAATTCGGCGCGCGTAGCTGAAAGCCTGAGTGCTTTCCTTACCCTCACCGAAGGTGCCGGCCTTGATCTCACCGGTCTCCAGCACCTTTTCCAGCATCGGGAAATCGCCGACGCTTACCGAGGTGTGCGGACGGAAATCGCGATAGTTGCGCTGCCGGGCAAAGGCCTTGAACGTCGGCGTTGCCAAGGCATAGCGAGCTTCAAGATTGCGGTTGAGGGCGTTCTCGAAGATAGCCGGGAAATCCGAAGTCGAGTGCGATGCACGGGTCAGGATTTCGTCGATCTGACGGGCGTTGAGAATGCGGCCGCCGCGATAGTTGATGCACTCGGCGGCAAGATCCACCAGTCCGCGACCCATATACTGGCGAGCTGCCTCACTGGGGCCGGCGTCGGGAACGCTTTCGCCCAGTCCGTAGGAGAGGGCCTCGGTCATTGCAGCGCGCGTGACTTCCGTCGCATCGGTGCCAACCTGCACGCGGGTATTGCCGTTGACGGGCGCCTGGGTGCCCACCAGTTGGTCGAACAACTGGGCGCGGAAAGTGTCAACGGTGACGTTGCCCGCGATGGCTGCGCGGACCAGATCATTACGCCCTGCGCGTTCGGCCATATCCATGATCGCGGTGACGCGAGTGGTTTCGGCGGCACGGGTGGCCTCGGCGTCGACCGGAGCCTGACGGCCTTCGCCGCTGTCGTCATCAGTCTCGCCGGCAGCTTCACGCTGTTTGATTTCCATCGACAGCGCACGGATCTGGCCGAGCAGGCCTTCGTGCTCTTCTTCGATGGACCGGACCTTTTCAGCGTCCATGCCGTCGGTGATTTCCTTGATCTTGGCCGATGCCTGCGACGTGAGAGTATCGCGCTCAGCCCGCAACTGCTTGAGGGTCTTCATCCTGTTTCCTCATGAGAGTGCCTTGCCTAAGGGCGCGAAAAGGCATCCGCCTGACAGGCGGCAGCGGCAGGCGGAACTGCCCGACTGACCGTAAAGGGAAGGTGCGCTAGGCCAGTTGGGCCTGACGCATGCGCATGCGGGCGGCAGCGACCGCAGCGGCGGAATTGTCCAGCTCGACGTCGAAGAGCTGCTTGGGGTCATCGGCCCGCACGCCCGAGGCGTGATCGGCGGGGACGGTGACGAAAGAGATCTCGGTGGGGGTCCAACGCTGGGCGATGACCTTCTGCACCTCGCCGCGCTTTTCCGGCTCGATGATCTTGATTTTCTGCAGCGTGTAGCCGGCCGAAACATTGCGCACGATGCCGTCGGCGATCAGTCCGAACAGCCGGTCAGCATCCTGATCGATGCCGGCAGCAGGAAAGCGCAGCAGGGCGCGCGCTTCGGTGCCATCGATCCAGGCCTTGTCGACCACGCCACGCTGGCTGCTGGTCGAATAGCGTGCATGGCTGTCGAGAACCGGAGCGCCGGCGTTGAGCCGGGTGAAGTCGATCGCCGACTTGCTGATGGTCAGGATCTCGTCAAAGTCGATCACCCGATCCCAGCCTTCATAGCGGCGGCGGCGAACAGGGGTTTCGGTGGCAAACACCACTTCGACCGTCCGCTTGTCCGGGTCGACCTGGTTGGTGCTGGCAAAGGCGCGCACCTGCATGGGAAGAGACGACAGGGTCATTCCTCGTTTTCCTTCGGTTTATCGGACGGCGCCGAGGGCGGCTTCTGGAGCTGCCCGGCCTGCGACATGGTCCGTGGGTCGACGTCCAGCACCAGGCCGAGCTTGTCGAACCGCTTGTTGTCGTCGGCGAGCTGCTGGGCCGTTGCTTCCGGATCCTCGCCCCGTTCGGCGACAGCCGCCGACCATGACTTGAAGCCGGCGCGCACCTCGGCCTTCTGGGCGTTGAGGTCGCGCATCGGATCGGCCGAATAGAACCGGGGCGGAACCCAGTCGTATTCGACATTCGTGCTGTCGATGGCGCCAGCGAGCCAGGCCGCATCGAGAAACCAGCCGATCATCGGCTCACACAGCATCGGGATGATCGACAGCCATTGCAGCTGCGAGATCTCGCGCTTGAAAACTTCGATCCCCACCTTGCTCGACGAATAGTTCACCTGGTCGAGGCGGCCAGTCAGGATGAAGTGCGGCATGCGGAAGCCAGCGGCGATCGCGTGCTCTTCCGATTCCACATAGCTCGGATAGTCACCGGTCGCGGCCGGCTGGGTGAACTTGACGTCACGGCCACCCACGGCGTTGTAGAACATGCCGGGCGCGAACTTCTCGACCCGCTGGCCGTGCACGTCATAAATCCCCGGCGCCTGCCCGGCAGCGGGTTGAATGCCGATCATGTCATCGGCCTCGCCACCGGTCATGATCCCGACCAGACATGCCTCCAGCCGCTTTCGCATCCGCTCGGCGACCTTGTACTCTTCGAGGTCGTGCAGGTTTGCAATCGCCGGCGCACCCCAAGGAACGCCGCGCACCTGGGTGCGCTGCTTTTCGAACACATGGGCGATCTCGCTGGCCGGCACGGCCGTTGAGAGCAGGGCGCCCATGCCACCGAGCAGCTTGCTGCCGGGATGTTCCTTGAACAGCCAATACGCTCTTGGCCGGCCGTTCTCGATTTCGATCCCTTGGATCGCGTTCTGGCCCGCGCCGCCGAAACTGGCATCCTTGCGGCTGTCGATCTGGTCGGCTTCGAGCACCTGCAGCTGCAGGGGAACCTCGGCCGATCCCATGGGCAGCCATTCCCGGCGCACCAGGCCTTCGCCACCCTCGATCATTTCGCGGACGGCGAGGGCCTGCACCCCGTAGAAGTTGACCCGCTTGGCCCAACGGTCGAACACCGCCTTGACCTTCGGATCCTTGAACACCGGCACGATGCCGTCGCCGATGGCATGGGTGACCATCAGGGCGACGGCATTGGCCGCCAGCGGATTGTTGCGCACAAGGTCGCGCATGCGGTCGCGCAGCAGCTGGCCGGCCGCAGCAATCTCGGTGTCGGCCGAAGTGGCGCGGGTCTGCCATCCACCCCGGAACCGGCCGCGATCGGCGCCGGAATAGCCGCGCTGCAGCTCGGCCATCATGGCGCGGCGGGCGACACGCTTCACCGCCGTCGCCGGCGAGAGATAGCCAATCGCCCGGTCGAGCAGGTTGAGCTTGAAATCCATCAGAACCCCGCAAGGATTGTGCGCGGCGCCTTGCTCTGCCGCGCCTTGAGGTTGGCGAGAGCAGTCTGCATGGCGTCGAGCGACTGATATTCGATCTCGGTGCGCACCCCGTTGGACTGGGTCACCACGCGGCGCACGCCGCTGCCGATCGCTTCCTCAAGGGCAGCGATCTGTTCGTCGATCGTCATGGTCTTGCTTCCCTAGATCCAGTCGCTCTTGGCGATCGCTGGCTTGACGGTGGGCGCCTCGACGGCCTTTGGCTCGAACGGGCCATTGCTGCTGTCGAAGAGATCTGGCGTTTGCGGTTGACCGTGAACGGCCAGCAGCAGTTCGGCCCACAGCTGCTCATTGAGCCGCATGCGGGCCTGCAGGTGCCAGGCGAGCGCCTTGGCGTACACGGCGACGTCGAGCCAGTCGTTTTGCCGCCCGACGATCTTTTTCCACTCGCGCGGTTTGTGCGGGTTGATCAGATGGCGCGCCCGGCGCGACACCGAATTGCGCGCCTCTTCATCCGGATCCACCAGCCGTTCGGCTGTCAGTTCCTTGATGAAGTTTTCGTCGGCCAGTTCCGGCGACAGGTGCAACGTGTTGCGTGGCCACTGACCGGTGGCGCTCGGGCCGGCCACCAGATTGGCGAGACCAGCCATCACCGCCGACTTAATGTCGTGGCCATAGACAGGATAGACCAGGGCCTTGGCGATAGCGCGGCCGCGTTGATCCTTGACCGTCTGCTTGGTCGGGCTGCCGAGCCAGGCAGCACCGGCCTTGCGTGGACGGCCATCAAGGGCGAACACGTTCGGGCGTGCCCGCGTGAACAGGTAAACCCGGTTGGTCGCATAGCCGGAGTCGACGCCCGAGAGGTCAATTCCTCGCTCGCCACTACCGGCGCGATAGGTCCGCCCGAGCGCATCGGCCAAGGCGATCCACGGCTCATCAGTCTGGTCTGGCGACCCTTCGAACACCTCCCGATCGAGCAGATACATCTGCTCGCGCGGGCCGATTGCCCAGGCCGCCCATTTGATGCCGTAGCTTTGCACGTCGGCGGTCGACACGATCAGACCGGCATCGGGTGGCACCGACCCACGAACATGATGGATCGACCGCGCCGCCTGGGCGATCTTCTCCCAGTCGACAGCCTCGCCGCCCGGATCATAGGGCTGGGCAAGATCCTGCTGCGAAAACGTGCGCAGCTTGGTTGTGTCGCCCTGCGCCTTTTCCCATCGATCCCAGATCTCAGCCCAACGTTCGCGCGGCGCGTAGGCCGCCCAAAGGTGGTAGCTCGGCTGCCAATCGCGGCAGCGACCCTCGCAAGGGTCACACCGCCATTTATCGAGGTCGCCCGGCTTGATGACCGTCGGCACCTTTTCGTCGGCGTCGTCGGCCATGCGCAGCGGGATCCAGACGCCTTCGGCGAGCATGTCCGGCTTGTGACCATCCAGCAGGACGGCGTCGCAGCTCATGCACCGCATGTGCACGGGCAGCCCGAGCGCCTCATCGGCGGGCCGCATCTGGTCGAAGCGCAGCGGGTGATAATCGCCGCAATGCGGACAGGGCACGAAATACTCGCGCTGATCGCCTGCCTCGTAATCCTCGGTGATCGCGCATTCGCCGACTTCGCCGGGCGTCGAGCCTTCCCACTCCTTGGCGAGGTCACCGTACATTTTCTGTCGGGCACGCGCCTGGTCGCGCGGGCTGCCGCGACCATCGACGTCGCGCGGATAGCCCGTCACTTCGTCCATGGCCAGGTTCTTGATCGAGACCATCTGCAGGCCCTTTGAAGAGCCGGCATTGACGATCTGGCAGAAGCCGCCACCGAAGCGCTTGAATGCCGTCGTCGATCCCTGTTCGTCGCGACTGCTCACCGGCCGCACCTTGTGGGCGATGCGCGGCGAGGCCTCGATCGTCGGCTGCAGCTTGACCCGGTTGAACTTGGTCGCCTCTTCCAGCGTCGGCAGCACGATCATCATCGAGCCGGGTGCCTGGTCGACCGTGTAGCAGAACCAGTTCTCGATCGCGGTCGACTTGCCGAGCTGGGCGGCCCAGCGGGCCGTGACACGACGCGCCGGGTGATCGGGGTGCAGGCAATCCTGCGGCTCGCGCAGATAGGGCGTCCGGCTGATGCGGAAGTCACCGGCCCAGGGAGAACCCGATTCCGGCGAGACCTTGCGGTGCCGCTCGGCATATTCGGTGATCGTCAGGTTCTCGATCGGCTTGCTGGCCTTCGCCAGGGCAGCAAACAGCACCTGCTCGCCGCGTGGCATCGCAGGGAACTGCTCGCGCAGCGAAAAGTGCAAGCTCATTGGAGAACCGACAATTCTTCCTGATAGGGCTCGTCGGCATCGTCGGCGCGTTGCATCGCGTCGATCCGTTCGAGCATTTCACGGTGAAAGACCTCCAGCCCGGCCTGGGCGAAAGTCTTGAGCGCCAGGCGAACCTTGCGTTCATCCCAGCCATGCTTGAGCGCCAGCGTGGCCGCCTCGCCCTCGACAGCGCGTTCGAAGGCGCCGCGCATCCGCACGATGGCAGTCTGGGCCGCGTCCGCAACTTCGCGAACGATCGTGATCTGGCGCAGCTCGCGCGCAAGCTCCAGCTCGCGCAGCGCCGCCGCTGCCTCTTTGTCACGCGCCGCCGCACTGATTTGCGTCGGCAGACGCGGCCCAGCATCCGGCGCCACAGTCGGCGGCTCGGGAGAGCGCCGCGACTGCTGCAGCCGGATATTCTCGGCCCGGTGCTGGGCCAAGGTTCCGAATTCGATCAGGTTCGACTTGCCCTCGCGCCGGGTGGGCAGCGCCTCGGCGTGCTGGCCGACATAGCGCGAAAGGGTCGAGCGATCGACCACGTCGCCAGCCGCGCTCAAGCGCTTGGCCGCATCCGTGATGGAGATCCATTCTTCCGACATGTGTCGCCTTCCGTGCAGCCACACGTGCAAACACGTGTGATGCGTGTATCGCTTGCAAAGCCGCGCACTAGAAAAATCCCGCAAGTCCGCCGACCCGCGCGAACGCAGAGGCCGGGAAGGACCCAACCGAGGGGGTGGGTGTCAGAGGCCGAAGCGCCTGATCAGCATGGCCTCGACCCGCTCGCGCAGGAGCGGCGCGGCCGTGCGCTCGAACGCCGCCTTGGTGGCGCCGACCGTCATCTCATGCGGGATGCGCACCTGCGACCGCACCTGGGTGAGCCGCCTGCCCGCGCTATCCAGCCGCTGCATAACATGCCCGCCGAACTTCGGCACGGGCACCCTACGGGGCCATTGGCCACCGCGCATGAACGCCCCCGCGAAGAGCTTGGGCTGGCCGAATGGCTTGGCCACCACGCCCTGCCGCGTCTCGCGAGGCGCCAGATACTTGAGTCGGATGAAGCCGCCCCGTGTGGTCATCTCATAGGACAGCCGACCATTGGCCCGCGCCGTGGCAGGATTGCCGACGGCCGCGACGATGGTCTTGCGCGGCAGACCGGTCTGCCGGGTCAGGTTGCGGATGACTTGCGTCTTGGCCCTGTTGCCCACCTGGTTGACGATGCGCGGCAGGATCACCGGGTTTTCCCGGTTCACCCTATCGAGCAGGTCGGCATAGTGGCGCAGGTAATCGTCAGCCCAGCGTATCGATACGCCCGTCATGGTGCCCCCCCCGAAATGGTTCCGCGCGGAACCGTTTTGCAGCCACGTTGGCCCGCAACGAAAAGGCAACAAAAAAGGCGGGCCGCCGTGCGACTCGCCTCTGAACCTTTTCCGTTGTGGTGAAGCTATGTCAAAATTTCTCTCCACGTCAACCGGCCTCCAGATGCGCCCCCACAGGATCAAGCCAGGGCTCTGGCGATGCGGCCGGCCAGCGGGCGCGGAATGACTTCAGCTCGCGGTTGACCAGGATCACCAGCTCGCACAGCGAGACATACCAGAGCCGATAGACGGCGCGGCTTTCCTCGACAATGGCCGGATCGATGCCAATCAGCTCAGGCGGCGCCTCGCCTACGGGATCGCGCTTCCGCACCGGGTCGCGATAGAGCAGCTTGGGCCGACCGGTCTTGTCGCGCGGCACTTCCCAGCGGCCCGCCCCTTCCGGATACCAGAACGGGCGAAGGTTCGACCGGGCGCACTTGATCACCTCGACCCAGGCTTCGGGCGGCAGGGTCATCACCGCCTCATAGATCGTCAGGGCATCGTCATGGCAGCGAGCGCCCACCCAGTTCGCGCCGGCCGAGCTGGTATCGACGCGCGTGCCCAGCAGCAGCAGCTGGCTCAAGCTTTCGGTGCTGGATTTGGGCGACGGCGCCGGGCCATAGGCACCGCCCCTGATCGTCGCCACGAACCGCTCAACCTGCTGCTCGCGAAAAGCCCATGCCAACAGCGTTTCTATGTCCCGGTATTCTGCCATTCCCTGCTCTTTCGAGGTTTAGCGAGGTTTGTTTCCAACCCTCGCAAATAGAAAAGATAGACAAAACAAAGAGGTAGCGAGTGTTGAGACAGTAGCGAGGGTTATCCCATACGCAGTGAGTCAAAATCCGCTTTTGATTTGTCCGGAAAGGGCACCCCCGGCCCCCTCTACACGATATAGGCGAGGACAAACCCCGCAAAGGTCGCAAAAACACGATAAGCCCATGAAAAGGCTATTGTTTTAGCGCGTGATATTTCGGATTTCACCCTCGCTAAACTCTCGCAACCCTCGTATGGCCCGCGTCAGCGGGGCGAGGGTTGCGACTTCCGTTCTCTCTGCCCCAAGAGGGGGTGCGGGGCGCGGCGCTAGGCGGTTTTGGCCCAGAATCAATTGCCGGAAGCGAGGGTCGCGACCGGCACGGTGGCCCAAGAGGGGGTGCGGGGTCTAGCCCAGGCTGGCGCTTTGTGGGGTCAGTCGCAGCCCGAGATAGCAGTAGAGCCGGCCGCGATGCTTCTCGATCCCCAAGGCTTCAAGGCAGATCGCCAGGGCGCGCTCGGTCATCGCCGGCGCATCATTGGCCCGTGCCCATTCTGCGAAACGTGTGGACAATGCCCGCGCCTGAACATGTCCGCGCGGATCCTCCACAGTGCAGTCGGCGAGGAACTGCTGGACGATATCGACGCCCTGCCGCGCCCCGGCCGGCCGCGTGACGCCGGCAGCATCGAGCGCGGGCAGACCCAGCGATTGCCACAGCCCCGCCGCCGCCTTGCGGCCCATGGTCAACCGCGCCTCGCGCACCAGGTGGATCTTGGCGGTGATCATATCCCAGTCAAAGCCGTCGCCGGGTGCGGGCGCATATCGGCCGGTGCTCCGCAGCTGGGGCAGCAGCTCGGCCGTCACCCATTTGCGGAAGCGGTGAGCCATCGAGCCGGGCGACGTGGCCTGTCGCGAGCGCAGGATCAGCGTGTAGAGCCCGCCTTCCGAGATGATTAGGGCCTGCTGTTCGCCGCCGAGGGTGTCGGTTGAAGCGACGCCCTTCTCATCATCGTCGAGGGGCGACACGGCATCTCGATGATTGGCGATGCCCAGGACCGCACACACGTCCTTTGCCACAAACCACGGTTCATCGCCGCGCATAACCACGCGCAGGCCATGCGGCTGATCATCGTCAAAAACGAAATTCTGCACTAGCGTGCCCATGCGAATGGCTCCTGGAATTGGGGGAAGGGAGAAAATGCAGGCAATCAGGCGTTTCATCGCCACGATCATTCTGTGTTTCGGCGGCGGCCTGTCGGTCGCGATGATTTTCACGCCGGGCTCGATCGGCGTGAAAATTATCTCGATCCTGATCGTAGCCGTGCCGACCTGGGTTCTTTGGCGCCTGTTCTGGCCCAAGCCCAAACCCCCAGAAGAGCCGCGACCCGTTGGCGGCTTTTTCGACCGAGTTGAAACGCGGCTCGTCGAGCGCACTGCACCGCCACCCCGACGGGAAAGCAGCTTTGCGCCCCGAGGCGCGTTTCGAGAGTACCGGATCGAATATGCCGACTATCAGGGCGTGGTCACCGAGCGCGACATTTACGTGCTCGCGATCGACGCCGACGATCCGGACATGATCAAGGCCTGGTGCTATGACCGCGACGACACACGCAGCTTTCGATCGAGCCGGGTGATCGAGGCCACGCATCTGCCAACCGGCCGCAGGGTGAAAGATCTGGCCCGCCATTACCTCGACCACGCCTAGAGTCCCTCTTCCGGATCGGTCTTGCCCTTGGGCGTGCGGGGGACTTCCCGGTCGATCGACATGCGCCAGGACGTATCGACGGCAATGTCCTGGTACACATAGGTGCGGCCGGTCGTTTTCTTGAAGTTCAGCTCGCCGAGGCGATCACCGAACGAACGTTGCTTGGCGGCCGTGACGCCGTTCAGCTCGCACCACTCGACATAGAGCTTATAGAGCGGCCCCGCCTGCATGGTTTCACCGTCGACGCGGGTGATGCACTGGTCTGCGAACACACCCACATTGTCGCGATCGTTCCGGTATTCCTTGGTGAAATCGGTCACCTCTTCGGGGATGAAGCCCGAGAGCCCGGCGCCGAGATAGGTCACCAGGCCGTCGAGCAGCCAGTTGAGGATTCCCGAGCGCTCCGCATCGAGCTTTTCGGCCAGGCGCGAGGGGATCATGCGCTCGCCTTCCGGAATCGTGACACCCCAGAGCACGATCAGCACGCGGCGCCAGATCCCGTAATCGCTACCAGAGATCGAGGGCTTGAAATTGCCTGAAAGCACCGGGGTGAAGATCGGCTCGAATTCGAAGATTTCCTTCTGCAGGAAGCGAGCCGTCATTTTGGTGCCACCCGACAACGCCTTGATCAGCTCTTCCTTGAGCGGCGCGTTTTTCGGCAGTTCCTCGATCGTGGCGAGCCGGGCATTGTGCAGGCGCGCAATATCGGGGCTGGCCTGCTGCCCGGCCCGCTGGTTTTCGCCCGTGATTGTTTCGGGCGCCACCACGGTGCGATAGGTGCCGGCGAGGCGGCCGAGCACTTCGATGAAGGCCGATTTGCCGTTGGCGCCCGTGCCGTAATGATAGACCACCTTCTGCTCATCATTGCCGCCGATCAGCAGCGCATAGGCATGGAACACCTGCAGAAAGATCTGCATGCGCCGATCGGGCTGCAGCTTGGTCAGGAATTCCTCGAAGAATGGGCAGGCGGCATCGGGGTCATAGTCGACGTCAGCCATTTTGGTGATCATGTCGGTGCGCTCATGCGGCACGAACTTGAACCGCCCGATCATGCCATTGCTCTCGGCCGGCGCGTCCGGATCCGGCTCGCGCCAGAACACCAGCGTGCCGTTGCGGACATTGAAGCGCATGCGGTCGCTGTCGAGCTTTTCGGCTTCGAGCGAGCGATGGCTTGCCGCCTGCTGCAGCATGGCGGCGGTCTTGCCGGCATTGCCCGAGGTGATGGCGAACTTGACCCGCTGGGCGCGTTTGGTCGCCCGCTGCGATATGGCCTGGTCGGCGTTTTTGATCAGTTCCTTGTCGGCCTGGCTGCGCTCCCCCTCGGGGATCTTGCGCTTGGGCTTGGCTGCCTCCAGCAGGCGTTCCTGCGCCGGCGTGTAATCGATGAATTCCTTTTCGAGCTTGATCAGGTCGACCAGGTTCTGGGCCATCAATCGGGCGGACAACTCGCCATCGTCGCGCTGCCAATATTTGCCCTGCCAGACCAGCCAGCCCATGCCCTGCACATAGGCAAGGTTGGCGCCGAAATGGATGACCAGGCGGCGGCCATTGTCGCGATCGTTCGGGTCAAGGCCCGCACATTCCTGCAGGGCAGCGAGCCGCAGCGGGTCGAGATCCTCGGGCAGGCCTTCATCATCGTCGTCGAGGGCGAAATCCTCGGGAAAATCCGGGCCTGGATCATCAGGGTCGGCCGGGGGCGGGCCATCCTCTTCGGTGTTTCCCGTTTCCGTGGCCGCCCCCTCGGCTTCCTCGGTCTCGCTGACTTCGACCTTGCGCCGGCGCCCCATCGCCTGCTTGACCGAGCCGGATTTCCCGGCCTCGGAAGCCTTGTCTGTCTGCCGCATGATTGCCCCTTGGTCTAAAAAGTCTATTCGCCGTCGTGTTCGATGAATTGCTGGTGCGGATCGTCGGCCGGGCCGTTGAGATACATCCAGTAATGCGCCTCGACCGCCTGCCGCACCTGCGCGTCATCGAGGTTGAACACCTCGCCGATGTGTCGAACGCTATGTCGGTAGGGTGGGTTGAACATGCACCAGACCTGAATGGCATTGGCCACGGCGTTGACGTCGGGCGTCCCCTCTTCGGAGTCCCATTCGTCAGGAAAGACGACGCCAGCATGCGGACGCGGATTGTGGTCGCTCATGATTTCTCCATCACCAGGTCATTGAGATCGCCGCCATCCTCGGGCGGCTCGACAAATTCGGTCACCAGATCCGGCAGGTCCGGATTGGTCTGCCGGGCCTGCCGGCGCCGGATCTGGGCGCGCTTGAGGCCGCGCGTCAGCTTGGCATCGGTATTGCGCTCGGCTTTCTCGGTTTCGCCCAGATAGATCAGCTCTTCGCACCAGTCGGGCGGCTGCCAGCAGTCGAGATCGCCGAGATCCGGACGATCCTGCACGGGTTTGCCGTTTTCATCGCGCCACGCCTTGCCGGCCATGTTGCCGACGTCGACCCCTGCCCAATAGGCCGTGTCGGGCTCGAAATTGTAGGCAAGCGGGGTGAGCGTGGTTTCGATGCCCTCACCCATGATGATGCGGCGCGGGTATTGCGGCGTGTAGAGCCGGATCGCGCCACCCTGCTTTGTGCCCCAGGCCTTTTTGGTTTCGAGCACCTTGCCCGTATCGGGATGGGTGAGGTGCAGCCGCCCTTTCGGACTGGTCAGATCCAGCCAGGTGCGATGCACGGCACCGAAACGGCCGTCGGCCATCTGGATCGGCGCGAGCATTGCCGGCACGCAGGCCAGCTCGACCCACGGGCCATCTTTGGTGCGGTCCATATAGGGCAGCGCGTCATGCTGGCCGAGCTGCAGGAACTCCCAGACGGCCATCAGATCCGACGTCATCAAACCGCGGATCCGCAGATACTCCAGCACCAGCGGCCGCTGCAGGCCCGGCGTGCGTGCCCGCCAGATGGCATAGCCCTCGGTGCGGGCCTTCTGCCGATAGCGCTCAGCATCCTCGGCCCTCTGCCGTTCAGCCGCTTCGTTCTGGCGCCGGATCTCGGCTTCCCGCTCTGGGTCGCGCGGCGCATCAGCCTTGCGCCCGGTGATGATTTCGCAGGCCTCGGTGAACCCGACGCCTTGCGTTTCCATCACCAGCTTGATGACGCCTTCACCAGCAATATTGCATTGCCGGCAGGCATAGAGGTTTTTGCGCGTATGGATCGAGAACCGGTCGGTGCCGCCGCAAACCGGGCACGGCCCGGATCGATCTATGCCAGGCGAGAGCTTCCACCCCTGTCGCTTTGCCCAGCTTTCGCAGCTGGTGAGCAGGGCTTCGCCGCGGAGGGCAACCAAGTGATCGGGCAGGGTCATGCCGCCACCTCGATTGCATCGACGATAGCAATCCGCTCGCCCAGGGCGCGCATCACATTGACGGCCATGGAATTGCCGAGCGCTTTGTAACGCGGCCCGTCGGCTGCCGGCTTGCCGCGATAAACGATGTCGGTGAAGCCGTCAGGGAAACCCTGCAAGCGCTCACATTCTAAAGGCATTAGTCGGCGAACCGACCAACCGTGCTGGACCGCCTGCACCTCTGCGCGCGCTTCAAGTGTGTACGCAATGTTGGCCTGGACACCTGCGCCGTCCGGTCCAGATGCCGGGTTTTGCCTGAGCGCCCCGGCCTGTATCGAATGCGCCACAAGATTGGCGTCATCTTCTTGCCGCCTACCGGCATAGCCGCCCTTGCCAGCACTTTCGGCGCCGCGAGTTAATGAGGCCGCCACATCCGGGGCATGCGCGACAAAGGTCTCCACTTCAAAGTCAACACGCTGACCCTTGGCCGTCAGGCACGCCGCCGCTTCGATGCTTCCGCTGGTGTTACCGCCGCCATAGGCGATCAATCCCCCATCTAGGTCAAAGTCGGTGCCGAGGCCGCCACCGCCCGAAGGGCGTGCGCTAATTGTGGGGGCAACGTTTTTCCTCTTTTCACGGCGCGGCGGAGGATCCCCGCGCAGGCTTTGGGCGTCAAATAGTACCGCTGCGGCACGTCGCCAGTCTCCAAGATATCCGACAACGAACACACGCCGCCGCCGCTGGGGGACCGCGTATCGGTATCCAGATGCTCGACAATATTGAGCGTCAAGCACACGGTAGGCGAGTCCGTACCCCCCCCCAATGCCAGCGACGATCCCGGCGCTTTTCCAACCGCCATCGGGGACAGTGACGGCGACCCCGGCGAGGTCGCCCAGAAATCTCGCAAAGTCTCGTCCATCATTACTGGTGAGAACACCGGGGACATTCTCCCAAACGAGCCAGCGGGGCTTATAGCGTGCAGCAATTCCAACATATGTGAGGGTGAGCTGCCCACGGCTTCCAGCCATGCCGAGGCGCAGTCCGGCGACGGAGTAGTCCTGGCAGGGGGTTCCGCCAACGAGAAGGTCAATTGCATAGTCGGGCCAGTCCTCGAATTTGGTCATGTCGCCCAGATTGGGCACGCCGTTGCTGCTGGCGGCCTCCCCGGGGAGGTTGCTGCCGTAGTGATGTGCGAGAACGGCAGAGGGAAACTTTTCGATCTCTGAGAAAAAGGCAGCCGACCAACCAAGCGCATGCCACGCCATGCTGGCCGCCTCGATACCGCTGCAGACGCTCCCGAACTTCATTGGTTCGCCACCAGCAACAAGGCGTCGGCGTGACAGGGTTTGCCGTCCAATCGGCACCAGCAGGCGAGGTTCTTGCCGCGCAGTTCGTCAAGCCGATCGAGTATGGTCTGGCGCGCCTGACGCTGTTCCTCGATCGACGGCCCGGCCGCCACCGGGAAATAGCCCGACAGCATCAGCTCGAAATAGCGGACGCATTCTTCCCGAGTGCCATCGCGCCCGACGACAAACGGATTGCCGAATGGTCCGGGTCGGGCCACCGAGACCGTCTCGAGTCCGTTAAGGGCTTTGCCGGCAGCCTGCAGGTCAAAGCCCTTGCGGCGGGAGAGCTGGACGCGATCAGGCATCGGAAGCCCCCTCGACCGCATATTGCGCTTCGAGATCCGCAAGGAACTCCAGCAACGTGCCGGCCGGCGAGTGGGCGACATTGACGACGCGATCCATATAAGGGACTTCGCCGCGCGCCATGGCCGCGCACAGCTCGCCCACGGTGGCGCCGTGCTGCAGGGCGAAACTGATTAAGATCCCGATATCGTGCCAGAGTGCGATCGCGCGCTCATTGAGGTGGTTGTCGCAATTGACGAACACTTCCCCGATGCGCTGATCGTCGAGGCCATAGCGCCCGACGGTCACCGTCATGGTCTCGGTCATGGCCCGCTCGGTTCCCTTGAGCCAGGTATGGTCAAGGCGAAAGGTCTCCATCGGCCGGCGATCCGGCAGGCGTTCTCGGGTCATCTGCTCACCTTGATCGGAACCACGCGCCGGTTGTAGAAATCCGGCCCGCCATCGGCGCGGGTGGTCAGGGCACGGAATTGCTCAAGGGCGGCTTCGAGGGCGGCCAGGTTCTGCACGCCGTAACAGGCGATCATCAGCCCGCCCGTCGTCTCGACTTCGAGGCGATGATCGCCATTGGGATCAAGGACACAGCGGGCGACGATTTCGCCGGTGGGATAGCGCGGGGCATGCCGGGTCATTTGGCGGCCCCAACTGCACGGCGCCGGTTGGCGGCAGCCACGGCCTCGCGTTGCCGATCGCGACTGGAAAGACCCAGCACGCGGCGACGATCCTTGACCTGGTTAAGGGTCAGGCCAGTGCGCTCGACCAGCACGGCCAGCGGCGTCTTGTCCGCATCACCTTCGCGAATGATGGCGTCGGTCAGGTCGCGGGAAAGTGGGTGAGGGGCGGACTGTGTCCCTTGTTTCAGGTCTCCAATGTCCCCTTGCGGTTGGCCTGGGCCAGAGCCCAAACCAGCCTCGGGGAGAGGTTGACCGCCGGAAGCCTCGCGAGCTGTGCCGGCCCCCTCGGGGGTATTCCCTTCCGGAGCCTCATAGCCCCAGCGGACCCAGCCCGGCCGCGCCGTGCGAGCATTCAGCTCGATCTTGGGCAGGGTCGGGAAATAGGCCTCAATGATCTCATAGAAAATTTCGGGCTTGGCCGAGTGCTCACCCACCGGCGCCTCGATCGAGCTGTCGAACTGCTCGCCCATTGCTGGCGCCGGGATCCTGCCGCGCGTGCCGATCAGCAGGTGTTCATGCCGGTTGCGGTTCCAATAGCCGGTGCCGACGCGATCTTTCCGCCAGTCGAAGTTCGACTTGTACTCAAAACCCCAGGCCGCCATGACCTCAAGCGCTTCGGGCAGCATGGGCACGGTGGCCCAGAGAAACAGCACACAATCGTCGGCGGCGAGCGAGCCGACGTCACGGCTCTTGATCGCGTCGAGGCTGGAGGTCGGATAATGATTGTCGGCCGACCGGTCCATCCCGGTCTCTTCCGAATAGGTTTCGAACTTCCACTCCGGATCGGCATAGATCACGCCGAACCGGGCTTCGGGCAGCGCCATCTGCTTGGCGCCCAGCTCGATCTCGCGCGCCCGGCGCCGAGACTTCTTTTCGGCCGTCGACAGATCCTTGAGTGGGTTCACGACGACGGCGCCGCCTGCCAGGATTTTGTCGCGCGCGGTGCGCAAGGCGGCCTCGAAGGCCGTTTCGTCGACCGCCGCAAATTTCTGCGAACGGGTCGAAAGCTTCTTGCTGATGCCGGCCTCGGCGAGCGTCACGCGCTGCGGGCGCACTATTTCGACGGTTTCGGTCTCTTCCTCTGTCGGCGCTTCCTCGCCTTCATCGACATTGGAGCGCGACGGCCGCCCGATGCCGAGCTGCCCGGTCTCGTGGGCACTGCGCAGCAATTCGCCCAGCCGGCGCTCGGCCCGCATGATGATCTCGGTCGCGTCGGCGATGATGGTCCGGTCATTGGCCTGCTGGCCATAGAGCCGGATCCGCTCGGCCTGGTCGCGGACGTCTTTGACTTCGTCGACCTTGACCGCCTCGGCCAGGGCCTCTTTGGCGACAGCAAAAAGCGCGAGCTGGGTACTGCTCATACGTCCGTCTCCGCTTCGGCTTGAACCTGCAGTTTGAGGGCGGCGAGCTTGGCCAGGGCTTCATCGATCTCGCGACCAATGTTCGCCGCGTCAGTGGCGCAGAGCTTGCCGTCGCCCATGCCATCGGCCAGGGCGACAAAGACTTCGCTGGTTTCCTTGAGCGCCTTGGCGGTGATGACGCCGAGTGCCGTGCCCGAGCGCACGACATTGGGCACCTGCACCAGGAGGTGCCCGGAGAGCCGCGCCAATTCCTTGGTCAGCACCGGCTGTTCGCACTCGCTTTCGAGATCCGCGATCACATCGATCGGCATGAAGCGGTCGGCATTGTCCGGGTGGGCCGAGCCATAGCGGCTGATGCCCTGATGATCGCCGCGCGTCACAGCGGCCGCTGCGACCGTGCCACCGGCAGCATTGATCAGCTGGCGGGTGGCAGCCTTGAGCGCCTGATAGTCGCGATCGGGAAGCTGCCTGCCTCTAGCCATGGCGCACCGCCCGGCGATCTGCGCCATGACAGGCGCGCGAGGCTGATTCACAACGGGCGACATGAAGCGATTTCAGGATTACCGGCCCAGCCGGGCACTGATCGAGGCGATCAAGGCCGTTCGGCACGCAAGAGAAAAGCTGGCGCGCAACGCGGAAGAGGATGCGCGCCAGCAAGTTGCCCGCACAGGAGGGAACGCCGACCCGATGGGAGGTCAGGAGAGGACCGACGTCAGAAAATGCGGGGGTGGGAGAGGGTGAAAGGATCAAAGCGACACCTCTTCGCGCAGCAGCGCTTCGATCTCGCGCTCGACCCGGCCGAGCCGCACGGGACGATGGGCATTGCGGCGCAGTTCGCGGGTGAACTGGGCGCGTCTCTTCGCCAGCAGTTCCTCGATCGCGGCCTCTTCGGCCGCCACCCGCTTGAGGGCGTCGGCATGGCGCTTGCGGGCAGCAGCCAGTTTCAAGGAAAGGGTGTCGCGCGGGGCGGTCATTCGACAGACCCCCGGAAAAGCGATTTAAGGCGGGTCATCAATCCATGGAGATGACGATGGACGAAACGGCCGAGACCCAGCTTGTCGCTGAATTGGCGCTGACCGAGAGCCTGGTGAAGCTGGCCATCAACTTGGCCGTGCAACTGGTGATCGACGACAACGGGAAAATGGAGCGCGTTCGGGCCTTGATGACGACGATCGAGGCCACTGGCGATCTCGGCCCAGCCATCCCCAAGATCACGCCCGCCGCTGCCGAAGGTTATGACCGGGTTGAGGCCCTGCGCATCGCCGGGCTCAAGAGCAGTCAAACGGCGCAGTTCATCGCCGAGCAGGCCGCGATAACCGCGCACCGGATGGGCGTAAAGGTTTCCCGATGAGGCAAGGCGACGGCCAGCCAGTCGATCGGCAGTCGACAACCGCGCGGCCTTCATGTGCAAGGCTCCGGGGCGTTTGCCAATTCCCAGGCAAGGCGGGCCGCGAACATGTCGGCTGCGGTAACTTCGCCTTTGGTGAGCTGTTCGACGTGAGACTGCAGGATCGCCGGCATGACCCGCTCACCCGACTCATAACGCTGCAGGGAACGCGCGGGGTTTGTGCCGCTAATGCCTATGGCAGCGGCCGTTTCCGCGAGGGACTTGCTGTGAATTTTACGCCAATCGGTGAGCTTCATGCAAACAGGTAGCCATATCGGCTATTTTCCTGTCAACACCAAAAATAGCCAATACAGCTACGACTTGTGTAGCCGGAACGGCTATTCTTGGAGAATGGCAAACCGCATCAAACACTTAATGAAAGAGCGTAACCTGTCGCGCGATGACGTGGCGGCGGGGATAGACGCGCACCCCATCACGGTGAGCAAGCTGATCTCCGGCAAGATGAAGCTCACCCAAGAATGGATGAACCGCCTAGCGACAGTTTTTGGTGTGCCGCCCGAGCAAATCATTGCCGGCCCGTCACACACCCGCACAGTGAAGGTCCGGAGCCACGTCGAGGCCGGTGCCTGGGAAGCCCATAACGAATGGCCAGAGGATGACTGGTACGACGTTGCCATCCCCGATGACCCAAACTACCGCCAGTATGCTCTGTTCGCTGCCGAGACACGCGGTCCTTCAATGAACCGGCGCTATCCCGAGCGGACGGTGCTTATCCACACCAATCTGGTTGATACCGGCGAAGAGCTGGAAGTAGGCAAGCGCTACATCGTCGAGCGCGAGCGACCGGACGGCACACGCGAAACCACAGTGAAAACCCTCTCACGGGATGATGACGGAAAGCTCTGGCTACTGCCCGAAAGCACTGACCCGCGATACCAATCTCCAATTCCGATCGACGACGAACTGGACGCCATCGTCCGCGTCATCGGTCGCGTCATCTATTCGGTGCAGCGCGAGGACTAGATAGCCGAAACGGCTATCAACGCTTGACAGAGAAATAGCCGTTATGGCTACATGCACTCCAGTAGCACTCTGGAGGGCACCATGCTCGCACATACTTCAGGCCACCAACCTCACCTCCCAAACCGTCGCACCGGCGACGTCGCCACGCGGCTCGAAATCCTTGCTGCGGATCTGATTGATCTCAATGCCGAGGGCGATGCCCGCCGCTCCCGCCTGCTCGAAATGGGCTGGCCGGCCGCCTTCCTTGATACCTATGAAAGCCAGGCGCGTGAAAAGGCGAACGTGATGTTCGTCCGCGACGTCAATGACGATCCGGTCAAGTCGCACCGCCAGGTGCAAGATGACATGGTCGATATCATCGGCAGCCTGCTGCCCTCGACCCAGTTCATCGTTGCCGAGTTGCAGGCACGCGGTGTGCCGGTCGGTTCGATCGACCTCTATCTGCGCAAGGCCAAGGCCCGCGCCGCCCTGTCATTCATTCACCAGGGCGTGCACTGATGGAGCGCGTCATCGCAGCGATCGAGAGCGACGTGGGCATGGCGATTTGCTTCCTGCTCATGTTCGCCATTCTTCTGGCCAGCATCCGGTGAGCGCCATGACTTTTTTCAAGACCCTGGCCAGCGGCCGCGACTTCTACTTTGCCAACCCCAAGCCCGAGATGATCTGCCTGCGCGATATCGTGCACCATCTCTCTCGCGAGAACCGCTGGGGCAACAATATCGAGTTCCCCTCCTTCTCGGTGGCCCAGCATTCGCTGCTGGTCGCTCAGATCTGCCGGCGGCCCGAGTCCCGGCCCTATGCCCTGCTGCATGACGCCGTCGAGATGGTGACGCGGGATCTCGCCACGCCGTGGAAGGGATTCCTTGCCGAGCTGGGCGCCGACGTGGTGGCCTATGAGCGCCGCGTGCTCAATGAAGCCATCTATCCGGCCTTCGGCCTGCCCAAGCCCACTCGCGAGATCAATGCCGACGTCGATGAAGCCGACCAGATCGCTCTCGCCACCGAATACCGCGACGTCGTCGCCGGCCGCAGCAAGGATTGGGCGCCAAGGGCCAGGCCCCTCTCGACCCGCATCCGCTTCATGACCCAGCCTATGGTCGAAGAGAAATTCCAGCTCGCGCTCGAAGCCGCGCTGCGTCCATTCGGCAAGGTGGCCTGATGCGGTTCACCTCTATCGACATTGACGACATTGAGCAGGCACTTGAGATCGCCTGCGGCGACGTCATCGGCGACAACGTCAACAGCCGCCGCACCGCCAGCGAGCGTGACGTGCGCCGGCTGCGCGGCCGCGTGAAGCGCTTCCTTGCCGAGCTGCCTGCTGACGCCTCGGTCAGCGAGCTGCTTGAGGCCCTGGAGGACTGAGCTTGGCCCGCCGCGCCCCCGTCACCATCGAGGACATAGAGTTCGCCATGGATGAAGTCGCGCTCGCCATCGACATGGCGGGCGCCAAGGGCGTTGTCTATCTGCCGATCTTTGAGCGCCTGGAGCGCGAGCTACTGGCCCTGCGCGAACGGCAATCGACCATGTCGGCCGTCAAGGCGCGCCTTGTTGGCCTAAAGTCGAAAAACCAAATGCCGCTTATGGGCCAGTGATATAGCCTGTCGGCACCAACCCTGCCGAGGTCCACATGCAGACTGCCGAACTAGCCCTTGTTGTCAGCGGCATTTCCCTCCTCGTTTCTTTTGGCGGGCTGATCTGGAACGTCTGGTCGAAATTCATATTTCCAAAGGCCAAGGTCCGGGTGACCGCGTCAGTGCAAGAGATTGTCGCGGAGGGCCAAAAGGTCGGCAATCCGTTCGTGACTATGTCGGCGATCAACTACGGCCCTGGAGACATATTTATTCACCTGCCCATCGCCGAAGGGCCTAGAGACTGGCGCCTCCGCAAGGAAAATATGCTGCTGCGCCCTCTGAAACTCCAACCGGGCGGTACCTTCGACATTGCTCAGTTCGACATCTCATTCCAGCGGAAGCTGGCAGTGGGTGAGAGTGTGAGCATCCACTTCCCTCTGCCCTTTACTGTGATGACGAAGAAGCGCGCAGCAGTTCGCCTGGGCTTCGTGGACACCTTCAATCGCCGCCACTGGGTTCCTAAGAAGGAGACGGCGCTGCTGCGCGACCTCTGCCTTGCTGCTGAGGCGGCAATCAATCAGGCCCGGCGCGAGCGAGCAAGTCAAACTGGCTCTGGCAGCCCACTGAGAACGCCCGGCGCATAGGGCAGGGCGACCTTGGCCAGCTCCTTCTGCCGCCATTCCAGCGATCCCCCGATTCCATATTCCTCGCGATCGATGCGGTGCCCCAAGAGGATCCGCCGCAGATCATCGCCGATCCCCGCTTCCTTCATCCGATCCTCCATCGAATGGCGCAAACCATAGAGGGTATGGCGCGGCGTCGGCGCCAGCCCGTTGTTGCGCAGGTATTTATTGACGAGCTGCGACAGCGACTCTTCTTTCTCTCTGTAGCGCGGGAAGCCGTTCGGAAACCGCTTGAACACTTCGAGCGCCACGCCGACCAAGGGCACTACGCGGATCGATGCGGCCGATTTCAGCTCGCGCGGATCGTCCGGATCGTCCCGCTCTTCAAATGCCAGGTGCGGCACCGGCGCGTTGATGCGGATCTGTTCGCTGGAGAGATTGCAGGTCTCGCTCGGCCTCGCGCCCACCTCGATCGTGGCCAGGACGATGGCGCGAGCCTCGTCATTGAGTCGGTCGAGGGCGCCAGGCCGCAGGATCTTGGTCCGGATCCAGTCGGTGGGGAAAGGTGGGCGCAGCTTTTTCTGCTTGGCCTTCTCTGCAAAGGAGAGGCCCGCGAACGGATTGACCCGGTCCATCTGCCCTATATGGGCAAAATATTCGGCATATATGGTGCGCAGCGAGCCCAGCTCACGATTGCCGGAAGAGGGGGTATGGGTGGCGCGGCCCTCTTTGGGCGCGATCCGCTGCTGCCAGTAGCGCCAGAACTTCAACGCATGCTCGCGCGAGATCCGGTTCATCTCGATATCGCCGACCACCTCGACGAACCGCTCAACGCTGCGTTTCTTGACGTTGATCCATTTCCGGCGCTGCTGCAGGCTTTTGGTGCGCAGCTCGGCCGTCGCGATTTCATCGACATAGAGGTCATAGACGGCAGTCAAAACCAGCGGCGGCGGCGTTTCGCCACCCAAGAGGGCGGCCTGTTGCTCTGCCGTTCGGCCGGCACTGGCGATAGCCTTGGTGCGCTCGACCAGGTCGGCGATCGGCAGCTCGGCAACTTCGGCCGCGGGCCGGTAGTCAAAGCCCATGGCCTCGGCGCGGCGAACGGTCGCCTCATAGATCTTGCGCGCGCGGACCTGGTCATCACCGGCCAGCATGGCGCCCCAAAGCTGGTTGTCGGCAGCCTCATAGGCATCGCGGCGCGGCCTTGCCTCGCCGATGTTTCTGGTCTCAAGGGAAATGCGCACTAACGGGGCGCGGCCGTCGACGTCGCGAAGGGCCTTGGGCACTTTGCGGTGATAGTACCAGATCCCCCGCTTTTGCTGCAGGAAGCGATCCGCGTCGGTGCTGTCTTTTCGGCCGCCCAA